GTCCTTTCACGTGTACAGGTTGTTAAAAGTCTCAAAGTAATTCTGTGGTGGGATCAAAGTTACGTGATCACAGAGTTCTTCCATCCTATTGGTACTTGGATATTTTATTGCAGCTGTGGCTCGCTCGCTGAACTCTCTCCATTTAGCATCACATGTCTGCCAGTTCAGGACAGTGTCACCCCAACCAGACTCGATCATCTTTGTCCGGCAATACCAGTACATGGCTTCTTTGTAATCCTCCAGGTCCGGAATCAATGACCACCCGTTCTTATCGTGTGGTACCTTCTTGTAGTGAAACCGGACAATGCCCTCCTTAAAGGAGAGTTGGATATACCCGGGACCGTCCTCAGTATACCATTCTGTAGGATCCTGTGGTAAAGTTATAACCTGACCTGACGGTAAATAAGTCAGGTTGCCATTTGGTGTCACAGCTGTCTTAACCTCTGATACCCAGACTCCTGAGACGGTTTCTGGGGTAGTCAAAGATGCGTGCCGGCTAAGATTACGCTGAGGTAACCGGTAGCCATTGTACTCCACTGCTTGCAGCCGGACTAACCCACAGGGCATCTCAGCCTTGTAGAAATGTACATCTGCATCAGCGTACGTTCCTTGCAGTACCCATTTTGTTTGCATAGCGGCAGCTGCTTCTGTTATCCACCTAAGGATATCTGCAAAGTAGGAAGTGTCCTGCACCTTTGTGTTGCGTAGGACCCGACCAACTACCTCTTCTATGCTGCCTTTATTGTGTTCCATCGTCGTCTTTTCTTATGTAAGGAAAGTATAAATACTTAAATTTCAATGCCGGGTTTTGTTGCAGTGCCTGGCTGAACTGTTGTTTGAATCCTTTACGGGTACGCTTACTGCTGGTACTGGAGCTATGAGTCGGTTCAAATTTCACACTGGCCCTGCTGCGAGCTCCTTTTAACCATCCGATCCTGCAATAGTCCGGCTCTGTAAAGTACACTTTGTACTTGGGAACCATCTTCTGCTTAGCTGTATCAAAGACTTTTGGCTGGGCATTTGTTGCCTGCCAGTTAATTTGTTTGTTTCTAAAGTTACGCTCTATTCGTTTCGCGTATATAAAGCCAGCGGTCCGCATATACAGCCTCTGTCCTTGGATGATACAGACTTTCGCCTGCTCGAAAAACACACTCATGATGTTGTACCACCTGGTGTAAGTCATCAGGACTTCCCCGGTTTTGGCGCAATGTATCTCCCATGGCATGGCTATTCTGGGAGATTCTTTACTACGAGCGATAACAGTACCCGGGTTAAGTTGAATGTACCGGTCCAGGTAAGCCCGGTAAATATCTTTAGGTAGTAGGATTGGGTTGGTTTTGGGTTCCATTAACTTCTGTATTTACAGGTTTAACTTTCCACTTTCCAGTAATTTCCTGGATTATAATGTCGATGATATCTCCTGAACAAGGATATGGCTCTTCCCAAAAATCACAGTCATCGCAGGCGCAGGTACGGGCATCCAGATTGAATGCCTCCTCCGGGTCAGCGAAGATGCTCACAATAAGGATCTCAGGAACACCCGGACGTTGGACCAGTATATCATTACCTTCTCTGTAGTAGTGTATCTCTTTGTGGCCGTACTTGCCGGCCTGCAGGTAGATGCTATGTCCTGTTGGGGTGTAGCGATAAGCGTTCGAACCATCTAGTGCACCTACGTAATCGTACAAGGTACTGTTGGCTCTGAGTACTCTTGGTACTGCACATTTGTTGCGGGAGTATATCTGAGAGAGTCCTGTTCCGGATAACATGTCCACGTTATGCATGGGAACTCGTACAGACTGGGTAAAGAACTTCCTGTCTTGCGGGACCTTGTCCAGGGCTCGCTTCATTTGCTGTTCACGCACAGCGTTTGCCCGGGCCAACATAGCACGCTTAAAAGGGAAGTCGTTGACCACCCCAAGTTCCAGTGCAATGAGATCTGTGAGTTGATTGGGTGTCATGATATAAAAGTACGAGTTTATATAATAAAAAGGGCAGCAATGTTTATGCTGCCCCTTTTTGTATAACGGTGAGAGATATTCCGATTCCTTACAGGGCGAAAATCAACTTGATCTCAGCTTCTGCGTTGGCGGCTCCGTTTGCGTTTACCAGCAAATCGAAACTGTCAGGCCAGTACTGCACCTTGTCTACGATCTTCGCGTTGTCTTCAGAGACCAACTGGAAGGTGTAGTGATTGTACTGTGCACCTGCAACGATGTTGGATACGGGCTTACCATAATCCTCAGGCAGTGTTCCTGCAGCAGGATAGTTGGTATGTACACCTTCCCCGATGTTCATTACTTCTTCGAACAGTTGTGCCTCGTCAACAGTACCAGAACCCAGTACAGATGCTACAACAGTTGGAGCAGCCGATGCCCAGGTAGAAGCTTTGTCAATAGCTAACACCTTGGTAACGGTACCGAAGTCTTTATTGGTGATCAGCAGGGTGTTTGTACCAGACGTATAGGTCGCAGTAACCAGGGTGTCCCTGTCACGAAGCGCGATACCAGTTGTATCGTTGATCAGTGCCGCTAAAGCAGCACCTACCATATCAATGGTATCACCAGCTTTGCAAACATACCGGAACTCAAAAGAGTTCATTGAGTGAGAACCTGCAGTCAGATCCAACACTTTGATTGCTACTTCATCGCCAGCAGCTGGTGTGGCAGCACTGAATACCAAAGAGTAGGTTCCTTTAACAGGAGCCTGGTAAGGAAGACGGGTGGCCTTCACATCAGCATACCTGAAAGTCTTAGTCTTTTTAACGGTTCCGCCCTGATTCACAGCGATGAAAATCGGCAAAGTTGCTGATACGTTACCAGCACCAGAGATCAAAGCTCCTGAAGCCGCGTTGTACACACCTACCTCACCTGAAACGGATGTTTCTGCAAATAAGATGTACGTGGCAAGTGCAGAGTACTCCACAGGTCCGGTGATTCCTATGAAGGAATACAACCTGCCGGGCAATGTTTTGAAATAACGATTTTTGTAAGCCATGGTTTAATTTTAAATTGTTGTTCTGATCATGTTTTCTTTAAGCTTTGTTTCCCAGTTTGGATCTTCCCTCAGCTGCTTTATGTATTCTGTTGCCAGGTCGCAGATATCAGGATGGGCTACTTCCGGTAACTCGCAATTGATACCCAATATTACATCAATTGGCCGAGGTTTACGTACATGGTGCAGTACCGCATCCCCTACTATAAAGCTTCCGTTCAATGTAATTTGCAGTTTCCTGTTATTTACAAAGCATAACGGACTACGATAGTAGGTACCACTGAATGCACTTGCCTCAATCTGAGGTAGTGTGGTCTGGTAATGCAGTCGTCCCGGGTATTTTTTGTACGTACTCGCAGTATACACCGTACGTAATCTGCTATCAACTAAAGCTACAGTATTTACACCGTCAATGGCCAGGACGACACTCGCCTCAGGTATACCGACAATGATAATAGAATTGGGGAACGAGTCCTTGTCCATGTCTTCCCAGAAAACCTGATATCCTTTCCGGATCAACTCACTGAGTATGATCGGAACTAATCTCCAGGTCTCGGACTTAGATGGAAAGCCATTGAAGGTAACGTTGTGTTCTGCAGCGTAAGCCTGCATGTCAAAGATAATCGTACCATCAATGGTGAGTACTACATTCTTATAGAATTCAGTGAGAGCCGTGGTTGGCGTTACTTTAAGGATGTGTATGCGAGTCTGTGATCGTAGCGTCCCGGCCTTGGCGCCACACAAGTTGTGTACCTTAAGCTGAACACTAAGTAGTTCGTATACCGAATATGGTAATACTGCTGCTACCGACTCTTTGTCGGGTTCTTCATATGTACGGACTGTAGTGTAATCCAACACTGAGGCGAGCCGGTTAAGATGTGTAATCGACTCAGCGGCTCCAGGTGATTGTCTGATACTGGTGGCATGCGTACCAATGTACCTAAGCATAACCTTGTTCAATACCCAGTCAACTTCTTCAGGAAGCAACTTGCGCCGGGCATTCCCAGCAACAAGCTGGGTAGCCTGGTTCACCTCAATATGCATTTCTTTTACAGTCATGTCTTGTACTTTATGAGATTACCCTGCGACGTACCGAGGCTTTAGGCTTAGCCACAATGTCCTGGTACGAAGCCATCCACATCGTGAGGCTTTCGGTATATTCGTCAGTCTGCATCAACTTGATTGTATCCTCAATTGAGTTTGCAATAAGTCTGTTGCCGGCTGCTTCAAATATACGCTCACCAACGGTTTTAAAGATACCCACGTTGATGAGGCTTTTTATCTTAAACCTCAATTCAAAGTTATCGATCTTGTACACCTTTTCGAACTCTGCAGGGTTCTCTGTAGCCAGCTCTTTGAGGCGCTGTTGACGCTGAGCTGGGGCATTGATACCAGAGAAATCACGTGGATCTGTACCCAGTAAGGTAAGAAGCTGTGATACTTTAGCTGCGTCATCTTTGATGGTAAGGTAGGTCTGTAGGGCAGTGTCCTGTAACAACGTGGTAGCCACTTTAGAAGTCTCTTCAATTTCAGGATCGTATACGTAGAACAGTTTCAAACTGTCACCGGTTGCCAGATCCTTGGACGCTGCTGTGAGAGGATGGTCCTTTGCATGACGGAAGCGGACAAAGTCCATCATATCAATTGGAAGGTTGGTGATCTTTACACCGTCAATCTCTACTTTGGCGCCAACTGGTTTTTTGTTATCGCCAGTAAGCCCTACTTCGAAATCACGTCCTAGGCCATGTGGTATATTGGTTATTAAACCTTCAAAAAATTCTTTACACTTCTTACGGAAATCACGGTCGGTTGGTTCGGTGTCAATGAGATGAGGCATTAAAAGTTCCTGCTCGTCATACGTAAGGCCGGACCCAACGATCTGCGCACTTACACTTTTCCAGTAGCTGCCAACGGATTGGCGACTGAGTGACATGAACTCTTTAGCGCCCGTCTGTACTGCATCTAAGTACGAGGGGCAACGCATGATGGCAACGATTTTGCTGTTTGGATGTTTGTCTGACATAAAGAAGCTGTTTAGAAGTGAAGTAAATAGTACAACAAATGTAAGGGGTTTTATTTAAAAAAGAGAATCCCACCACAAGGGCAGGATTCTACTTTGTTCAAACTTCCAAAACCAGCTATGTTACAAACCGGCAACACACTGCACGTCAAAACAAGTGTTCGCACGCAGGATCTGAATACCGGCTGATTTAAAGCGTGTGTAGCTTGACTCATCTACATCACTGGAGATGATCTCGGCAGTACCGCCACCAACGTTAAAGGAGTTGGTCATGTTCTGGATGGACTTCGGCATTGGAGTTAATCCGGGGATTACACCATGTAAGAAGGCCCTTCCTTTCTGCGCAACGTGTTGGATGTTAGGCTGTCCATCATAATCGCTATCGTCGATGAACACACCGCGATAAGATTCCAGGGCCCAACCAGTTTCAGGATGTACATAACCACCTGCAACCTGAGTCATGGCAATCTTGCCAAAATCAAAGATCGGGTTATGCTTTACCTTAATGGTATAGCCATCGATGTGATAGAATCCGTCAAAGAATCCACCCATCATCAAGTTGTAGCCGGAACCGGTTACGAACTTATCTGCAACCATACCCCAGTCCTGCAGCATTTGTATGCCCTTATCTTTCATAGCACGGTCGAACTCCCTGAGGAATCCACGTCCGCCATGGAAAGTAATGCTTTTACCTTGCTGGTCCTGCTGACTGTAGAGTGCATCTCCAATCAGGTTCTGGATAAAGTTGTAAGATAAAGATGAGTAAGTGGTTTTGTTCTGCACCTGCTCCAGGATACCAGAACCTCTTGGGATGATCTTCCCAGTCAACAGATCTTTCAGAGGTACGGTACCGTCAGCAAGCCTGTTATAACGGCTGTACCAATACACGTGTTCGCACTGAGAGAGCCATTCGTTTTCGAACTGCCACATAAAGTAGTCCATCCACACGTCAGTTGTCTGACCTGTATGGTCGGTTGCTTTTATGCGCATGATCTTGTTGGCAGCGTTACCAGCCCAAGACATACCTGCACGCAGGAAACCCATTTGGTTCTTGTAAGAACCGGGCATAGCCATGGTGCTTTCAGTAGACCTGGAACGGCTTTCCGCAACAGCTGTGTTTACAGCGATCCACGCAGCTCCTTCTGTTACCTCTGAAATAGGACAGAAATCAGAAGCCAGGGCAGGATCGAGTACGCACGTATACTTCCAAAATCCACCAACGTTCTCGGCGTCTTTGCGTACGTACGCTTGCACACCACGGGCAGATTGGATAATGAAGAAGCGTTTGATGAGGTTGTCTGCAAAGTACAGATAGAACTCACCGTTTCCTATACCGGGCTTGTCACCACCTGTGTAGTCTGTTTTCACAACTACAGAAGCTTTTGACAAGCGTCCCATTACGGGGTAAGTGAACTGAGTATCATCAAGCTCAACAGCAGCACGCTGTAAAGCATCACCACCATAACCGATGCCGCCTACGGTCATCAGGGAAATAGGGTAACTTTTTTTGTAGTCCCCTAGGATAAAGGTCAACTTCTTGGTCAGTTCTGAGGGAGCCCCCTGCTTCTGATGGTAAAAGTTTTCTTCGTCCAGTAAGGACTTTGTGTCGATGATTTGCTCGGACACTTCATATTTCAAACGAGGCAGCTGATTATTCATGCACCTTAAAATTTACGAGAATTTTAGATTCCCCAGTGTCGTTTTCTTCGACGCTGCGGGTGCTGGTGGTGGAGATGAAGCAGCTTTCTTTGACTTACCCAGGATTAGTTGATTTCGTTGGACGTTCAATGAGTTGGCCTTACGTGTTACGATAGCACTCAGATCGCCTTTTTTGAACTGTATGTACAACGCCTCTGCAATCTGATTCACGGTTTCCGGTTGAACTTGCTGAGCGATGAAGAAGTTGCCTTCCTGGTCGGCCTGCAAGAAATTTCTTAGATAAGCAGTGAATGGCTGCTGATCGGTATCCGGAATCACAACTTTCAAAGACGGTGACTTGATGGTGGTCGACAGTAAGTTGTCGATGGCTTGTACTTGTGCCTGATATTGATTAGCTTCATTAACAGCCACTTGAGTTAGCCTGGCCAACTCTTGTTGATCTGCTGCCTGTTGCTGCTTGTAGGATCTCTCCGCTTCAGTAGCTAAGGCATTATTTTTGACAGCTAATTCAATGAGCGCATCAGCCTGGATATCACCCAGTCCTTTTTGTAACAAGTCATTCTTATACACTTGCCTCTGTAAATTTACATCTTCTTTGAACAATTCAAAGTCAGGAAGTACAGAAGTTTTACGTGCAAAGAACTCTTCGTCGGAACCACCTGCCATTCTATGCAGCAGATAGGCAGCCCCACGAGGGTCTCTGCGTTTCAAATCATCTTCGTACCTGTCAAAAGCAAGTTGTTCTACAGCACGTTCGCGTATGGCGAGTCCTTCGACAGAGTTGGGGAGTATGTCACCATACTCAACCTGTAATGTCTGGCCGCGTACCTTATCAACCTCTGCAAAGAATTCAAGCTGTGCCTGAATATCATCTGCAGCTGCGGGTTCATCGACTGGAAGTTCGTCACCGCCTAGTTCATCGGTAGAGACAATGGGATTACCATTCTCATCTAACTCAGGTGCTGGAGGTTCATCCACCGGAGCGGGTGGTTCTACTACTGGTGGGATTACTGGAGGCTCCACCGGAGGTACAAAGTTATTACTGCTGATAGGAATATCTTTCAGTGAAACTTTGCCTTCCGGTAGGGGTGGTTGCTGGTTTGGATCCATGATTTGAACGTTTTAAGGTTATTCTGCTGTTGGTTCTACAGGTGGCTCTACTGGAGCGTCGTCCGGAACAATAGCATCAACTGCATCAGCTGCATTTTTAACTGAGCTGGACAAGCCAATAAGCTCGGTTACCTGGTCGGCTGTAAAACCGCCACGGTTAGCTTCTGCCAATGCTAAAATTTTTGATTGCTCAACACCAATCTTTTCAATTGTGCCGAGTGCACCTGTAAGTGCTGCTTTTACTACATCGAATTCTTCACTCATGGTAATTTGAATTTTAGACACTAAGGTAATTGTATTTCTTAAATAAGTAAGCGTTTCTGAACGTCGATCTAAAAGAATTAGTATAAGACCGGTTAAAGTCATGCAAACTGCAAGCATCTCCAACGCAAAAGCTATGGTATATGTATTCATAAATTGATGTTACTTTTCTCCGCTTACCTTGTTCTTCATCTTAACTTGGGCGTCACGCTCGGCTATACGTTCTTTGGATGCACGGTCTTCTGCTTTGGACATGAGGTCCTTATCCTGCATTGCTTTCTTTGTATCCAGTTCGGCCAACTTGAGGCGCTCTTCTTTGAGTAGCTTTAACCTGGCGAGTACCCGGGTCTCTATTTCAGCACCATCATCTACACCATCAGCATCATTGTCCATGCTCTTGGAGAAGGCCACCAAATCGTACTCACCTTTAACCATGGTGTTCTCGTCTTTACGATCCCACTCAGCATTCATTAAGTCCTTAGCCAGTTCATTTTCGAATATCTTGAACTGACGTGCACGTTCAGCCTCAGCTGCTTTGAGTTCCTCCACGCTGTTTGCGTTTGCCTTCTCAGCTTCCGCCTGGATAGCTTCAATATGTTTAAGCTTCGTACGGAGTTCAGCAACGTTCTCTGTCAGGATGATCTCCATGATAGTAGAAGGCTTGACTCCGTTCTGTAGCATTTCCTGCATGTATGACTTAAGTTCATTGAGCTTACGCTGTTCCTTAGCCGATGTACGGACCATAATACCCAGAGCGGCATTGCAGTACTCTGTGGGATCCAACTCCAATAGCATCGTATCGAACATGTCCGAGGTATACAATGCCTTGGTACCATCAGAGGTAGCGATTTTAGAGTACTCCAACAGGTTATTAAGGTCCTCGTGTATGAACTCTTCGAAGCTTGTGTATATATTATCAGTAATGACATTGGACTGGAACAGCGACGCTTGGTTGTTTGTCGGAGAAGAAGAGGCAAAGGTTTGGCCCTTACGCGGCATCGTTATACCAAGGATATCATCCCACATCTGGCGGAAGTGATTCTGCAGGTCAATCAATTGCTTTATCTGCTCATACATGGACAAGTCCAGGACTTGATACTGATTCCAGCTCTTGTCGACATTACGTTTGTTGCGATCAAGTAACCCATAACCCAAGGCCTCAGCATAGTAGAAGAACTTCTCTTCATCCCAATCACCGTGGTCAGGGATGGCGTGCACGTCCATGAGTAGTATCTTGCCTTTGCTTTTGGCAATCAATCGCTCCATGGTCCAGTTAATGATCATCACCATAAGCTGGAAAGGAAGACCCATCGCCAAGATAGAGATGTTCTCTGAATGTGTGTCGGAGAATGCCCGGCCGTTGTATGGAAGGTTACCTTCACATTGCACAGTAACAGGACCTTCCTCGGCGTAGATATCATCATTGAGCCTGTAGCACTGGTATATCTCATCACGATATTCAACACGTGCAGTTTCGCCGGCAAACTTATCTACCGGATAATCTTCATCCACCTCCAATTCTTCCATGGTATTGGTAGTTGGATCGGGATAAGAGAGTATCTTAACCATCTTCTTACCACGCCACACTGTGTGATATACGGCAACGAGATCAGTAGCTTGTGCAGTACTGCTTTTCAGGTAGTCATATAGAAAAGACGGTTGGAATGCCACGTCTCCGTGTGTTCCGGTACCATCATATAATTTACGTACACTCTTTGATGATAGTGAATTGCAGAACCTTTCTGTAGCATCAGCTACTGTAAGGTACTCACGATGGACTGCCCAAGAGGCATCTTTGATAAAGGTTATGTTCGGGCTGCCTCCATATCTAAGTTCAAGTGGAGAGACCCTGTCGTATTGTACCTCTCCGCCAACAAGCTCCATCTTGGACATGGTGTAACCTGAGATAAGGTAATCCTTCATCATCTCAGAGCGCTTGGATAGGAACCGTGTTTGGTCTAACGTACGTTCCATCCAACGTTGTCCACGGATTGCCTGGTTATCTTTATACGAACCCTGGAATCTCTCTTTGAGTTTCTCTGGGATCTCTGGGGCACCAACCTCAACTGGCTGCATGCCCGGGACTTGTCCTGCTTCAGCTGCTTGCTGAGCTGCCATCACAAAGTGTTGCGTAAGGTTATTGACTAATTGCTTTTGTAACTGTTCAGTATATTCATTGTACGCAGCTTCACCGGTATTGGTGACCTGGTATACGAAAGGACGCTGGGTCAGTTCATTTATAAGTAAGTCGACGTTAGTCCTGAGGATGTTTATAGGCCTGATCTTCGCGGGGAATTTCTTGTGTTGCTCTTTCTTTGCACTCAGTGGGTCTGTAATGTGTGAGAACCACTTCATAGGGAACCGGTTATTGTACACATCATAGTACTGCTGCATGTTATCAATCTGTGTGGCATTACCGATACCCCAACTGTTACGAATAAGGTAATCACAGTTTTGCTGAAACCACTCTGGCGTTTTCTCCGAGTACGCTACAAGCTGGTTAGGCTTTCCTGGAAAAGTCTTCTTCTCTGTGCTCGGTTGTACATTCGCCATATTAATAGTTTGTTGTTGTCCCTGAAGCCTCAGAGCTGAACAAAGGTCGTGAATAAAAATCTTCTTTTTTCTCTTTCTCCTGTTGTTTTTCAGCTTGATAGACTTGTTCCTTAAGTTCGAACATTGCTACAATTAATGTAGAAATCGTGTCAGCGTTACGTTTGCCGTTAAATTTACGCATTTCCCGGATACCGACAATATCATAATAGCGGTGAAGAGTAAGAGTGCGTACGCCTTTATCATCTACAGATCTCAGGTTCTTGTGCCAATCGATCACGTACGTGAGTCCCATACGTTTACGCTCAGTCGGCATGTTCATCAGATAAGTCCTGTTACTTTGTTTGTTAACCTCTTTGTTGTTGATCAACTCCAGGTCGAAGGATAGTTTGTGTGTTAAGCGATTGGCCTTGGCATAATCGATGACACCTTGGCCACCTCCAGGTATCTCACCTTGGACGTCACAGTCATAGTACTCAGCGAGGTCGAAGAGTACACCGTATGCACGGTCAAGATCCTGAGGCCTTCCACGGTACCATGCAACAGGTAATCCTTCATTGACAGGGTCCAGGTTATTGTACATCTTCATGACGTAACAACAGAACAGGGAAGATACATCTTCGGATTCTTCTTTATAGTAAGGGTCAAACACAACTTTGTATAGATACTTGGGTATGTTGCCCCGGGCATCCTTGTATGGTTGCTCGGTTATGGTAACACAACCTTCTAAGTTATCGTCTTTAGTGTGTGGGTAGTTTTCAATTGGGCGTGCGACATTCTTAGGCAATGCCATAAATTCCAGTGTGGCATCTTCCTTACGGTAGAACTCACCATGTCGTAACAGTGCCTGGACAACAGAGGACCTGAGGATACGTTGTTCTTGTGCTTTGAGCTCCTTCTGGAAGAATGGATTGATTGTAACTCGTTGAAACACCTCAGATGGGTATATAG